TATTCTCCTTAAGCCTATTATATCGTAATATCAAAAAAAACGCTATACCTTATCGCAACAGAGGTAGAATAGCCTTATTTCTGGAATAAGAACTTATACACGCAATCACAGCCCCTACATTTATGCTCCATCACCTTCATACCAGACACTAGCTCGTGGTGTTGCTCAGGGTCAAATCCATCACCAAAGACTATAGACTTCACATCAGCATTTATTTTACAAAGCATTCTAGAGCAGTGTACGCATCTAATCTCCCTTAGCTCAGGGAGGTCATCTTCATAAAGCATAATAGATATAGGTTTCATATTTTTCATAAACCTATTATACCACAAAAAACCACCAGTTCAACGGTAGCTCTTCAGACTTAAAACATAGCGTAGTAGCTAAGGTGCTCCCCTACTCTATTATACCATGTTGGTGACATTTATGTCATCAACATAACCAAAAAGCCACTATTTCTAGTGGCCTTTTTTACCTATTTCTTCTTCTTTTTACCACCACAACCCATAGTGTCCTCCTCTATTCTATAATATCACACTCGGCAGTAGTTTCAAAAGAGCAAGTCTCTTCAGCCTTCTTATTTAGCTCCAGAGCCTCTTCTACGGTCAAGTTCCCCCATCTTTCTTCAAAGCTACTCATTCTTCACCCCCGAAAAGTAAGTCTAGGTCTTTTTCAACATCTTCTATACAATAATTGCCAGCATTGTAGAATATTTGCCCACAAAGGTCGCCATTACCATTATGTGCAACATCATATCCATCAAACCTAAACCCTTTATCCTCCAGTCTCGTGATTGCCTTGAGCTTTTCCGCTGCTTTCTCGGCTTCTTCTTCGGTTCCAAAGTAGTTACCGATTTGTTTGCGTTTTTCAATCCATTTAGTAAAGTCCCTGACAGGGCGATATCGCAACTCACATTTCATTGGTTTTCCATCTAAATCGTTTATAAACCAATACTCTTTCGGTTCTTCCTCTATTTCCTCCCATTTTTCAAGCAATTCACTTAATGTCTTAAAGCTACCATTTATTGGTACACCTTTTTCATCTTCAATCTGATATTCTATCTCTCTATTAGCTCTCAGATAACCCTCCACCCCAGTCTCTTTATCTCTAAACTTACCACTCATATCTCCTCCTACCACATAAACTCAAACTTTTTATATCTAGCATCTCCGACCTTTCGCTTATAACAGATGCCTTCATTCCCACATTGGGAGAAGAACTTTTTAGCTAAAGCTTTAGTAGCAGTAGTAAGCTTAATCTTCCCATCAAGCCCTTCTAGTGTAAAGTAGTAGATATTCTTTTTCATTTCTATCCTTTCTCGTTATTTCTTACAATATGAGTATAACATACCATAAGCCTACAAGTCAAGCGTTCTCATATAAAAACTTTACATTTTTCTTTATATGTAAACATTTTCATATAAACTCTTTACATAGTTTTCCAGTCCCCACCTCTCCTCTTCTGTTTTCTAAGCACATCAGCAGGGTCAATCCCTATATCCTTATAGGTAGTCTCTCCAGCTACCACTCCTACCATCTTCTGGCCTACCAGCTCAGACTTATGTACCAGCTCGCCTTCCTTCCTCTCGGCTAGCCATCTCAAGCCATAGCTCCAGCCATCATAAGGGTTAGTCAATTCGTGGTCGGTATGAGTGTCTATTTCTTCCTTCTTCTCCTCATCATAGACCAAGTTCGGTAAAGCCCTAATAAGGTTAGTGCATCTTCTGAATATCTTAGCGCAATCTGGTTTCATCATCAGGTACTTATGCGTTGCTTGCTGGCGTATCATGCGAGAGCCACCTTCACGCCCCATCTTCTTCATTATCGGTTGCTTATCAGGAGGGAGCTTATTTATCCATTCAGTTATATCATCTATCGGGGAGCTAAAGCCATTCTTATTATCTTCCATATCATCAGGGAAGATAAAGTAGTCAATCCGTTGCTCGCTATCATTTAGGTAGTTATACAGCTCCTCTCCCCATTCACTAGCTAGTTTCTTATTCCCATACATCTCATGGTAGGTTACGGGTCGTCCATTCAGTAAAGCAGTAAAGTAGATAGCAGTATTATCACTATAGCCCCAGTCCATAGATATAATCTTCACAGCATTATTAAACTCTTCAGTAGTAGTTCCAATATCAGCAAAGTTATTTATGATATGCTTATCCCTATCAAACTCAGTAAAGACTTGCCCAGCAAAGACACTCCAGTCTCCGTGCCTCCAAGCCTCGTATAAAGCCGTATCCGTAGCTTTAAGACCCTCAAGCATATTCACATAGGCAGGGTCATTCTTAGTCAGTATAGGGTTATCATCAACCGTAGCAGGGACGAAGATGCGATACACCTCGTGCCCCTCCTTAGCCATAGCATTCTCTTCTTTATCAAATATCTCATTCCAGACCGTAAGCCTCTTCTCTCCCTCTTCGGTCTCCCATTCGTATCGGCGTTGCCACCATTTTATCTTGTCATCTTCATAAAGAATATCCCCATTATCCAGCTCGGTCTTAGTATAATCTCCATCTCTAAGGTCTATAGGCTCTACAAATCTCTTCTTCACCCAGCCCATACCTACACCACCTGGGTTCGCAGTCAATATCATCTGGGGAAATAGCTCTGGGTAGATAGAACGACAAGAGGACATAATCTGCTTATATAAGAGTTCACTCGGTATCTGGGTAAGCTCCTCAATAAATATCCTAGAGAATTGTTGCCCCTGATATTGGATATAAGACCCCAAGTCGTGTAGATGCCCTCCCTGCACTACAGCTCCCTTAGTATTCTGGCTATTATCTCCAAACCTCAGCACCATAGGGTTTCTTCTCACTTGCACATTAAAGCATTGGTAAGCCTCCTCACAGCGAGCCTCATAGTCAGCCAAGTCTCTAGCATTCCTACGCAATACCAGCCCACGATAGTGAGGGTTAGGTATTCTATCAGCCCCCAAAGCTATACTAGCCTCAGTCTTGCCTGGTCCTCTGGCCCCACCAAAAAGCCCCTCACGAAAGCGAGGAGTAGAACCCATCAGATGGATATAAAGAGCTTGCGGTCCTAATAAAGGTCTCCACAGTCCCTGCTCCTCCAGTTTCTTCTTGACTTCTATAGTATATGGCCAGATATTCATTATCTCTCCTAAGGCAAAGCAAATCCTCTAATAATTTTGCTAGCCTCTTCTTTAGTCTCATCATCAGCCTCCACCGTAATCTGCATCTCAGGCATCTTCCCATAGACTTCTTGTATCATTTCCTTTAGCTCCTTCCAATCACCATCTTTTATACATCTGGCTATTTTTCTTTTGAATAGTGGGTTTTTAGTATCATTCCATATCGCCATCAGCTCGTCCTCTTCCATCTTCATCATAGTTTCTAGCCAGTATCTCGGAGTATTCTCTTTATGCCAGCTCCCATTATGCCTTCTCTCAGGGTTAGTATGAAAGCCAGTAGCAGGGTAAGTTCCCTTCGCATAAGTCCCATCAGGGTTTCTTTTTACCTCTCGCTCTGTAGAGGCTTTATCTCTATTATCCATCTCGTTCCTCCTTTACAAAAGTGCCATCTCTAGTAGCACCTTTTCTATCTTTTATTTCTCTATAAGCAATCTCTAAGCAAGCCATAGGTCTAGCACTAGCTATATCAGCTAGGATAATCAAAGTAACTAGGGTATCACCAATAGCATCTCTAAACTCTTTACCATATCTATTTCGGCTAACTTCGTGGGCTATCTCCCCTACTTCTTCCATCACTTTATTAAGTTGGGCTTTAGGGTCAGTCAGCTCTCTATCTCTACCCCATCTAATAACATTCTTAATAAGCTCATCAGTTTCCATTATTTTTCCTCCAGTATTATTTTAGGGGCTATATCAGCCCAGTTTACTCTATGATGCCATAAAGCACCTCTTTTAGTATTCCCACTATTCCAAGTAAGCTTAGCATTCTTAGGGTCGGCTAGTATAGCTCCAAAGCTCTTCCTATAGCTCCTATCGGTAGCATATATCATCTTAGTATTCCCATCTACCTTCTCCATCTCAGCAGTCTGAGCACCACTTCGTATAACATTAGCTAGTCCAAAGCTAGCCTTCCCTCTATGCCATCTATAAATACTTCTGCACACATCTTCATTCAGTATCTTATTAAATCCAAGCTCAGAAGTAGCTTTACTTATCAGCCATACATTCATTATATTCTTCTTCGTATCAGGGTGAGCTCCACCAGAATATCCTCCAGTCTCTATACCCAAATCTAGCCCTAACTTCCATACAGCTTTCACTACTTCATAGAAGGTCTTATTATTTAGGGTAGGAGTAGTAGTATAATCAGAGACCACTCCGCCATAGTCATCATCTAAGACTACAGCTATCTTATAATCAGGTCTATTACTTATCCAATCCAACGCAGCCATTCTCCCTACACTAGCACCATTCTCTATATTAGTGCCACAAAAATCTACTCTCTTCTTTATCTCGGCATCATCATATATTACAGCCCTATCACCATAGCTCACGGCTATTTCACTAGCTAAGCTTTGAGGTATCAGCACATAATAATCATCAAAGTTATTTCTATCCAAGTATCTAGTAGTCTTATTATTTCCAGCTCTCTGGATAGTCATAACCAGTATAGCTATATCATCATTCTTCATCAAATCCCTCCCTAAAGTCGCACATACCTCTCTCGTATGCCTCCTTTGGTATTACAATTACAAGCCCCAGTCTTTTCATCAGCTCTTGCACCTTCTTATCGGTCTTAGCATAGTAGTCGGCTATCTTTTGGAAGTCAAACTCAGCAAAGAAGCTAGCTCTACAAAGCAACAATTCACGCAAATCAGCGTCTTTAATGTCAGCTTGGTATATTTCATCTACTAGCTCCCCAACTTCGCTTAAATCAGCCAATTCTACAGCCTCAGGGCATTTTTCAGCAGGAGTATAGTATGGTATAGACACATCTAGGAGTTCCTTATAGTCTCCACTAGAGGCAACCTTCAAAGGTAGTCCCCATTCTTCTAGCTTAGCCTTATCCCATTCATTAGCCAGCTTATCATTATCCCAAGCACCATTAGCTATATTATCCTTAATCACAAACTCTCTTTTTTCTTCATCAGTCCAGCCAGTAACCTTCTTCACCTTTACTTTAGTCTTTCCCATAGCCTGTAAAGCTTTGTATCTCTGGTTTCCACCAAGTATCACGCCATTTTCATCTACTACTATTTCTCTCACATCTAGCATAGAAGGGAAGTCTTTTATACTTCTCTTCAATACATCAAAGTCCTTCTTAGATATAGTTCTAGGGTTACTCTTATACTCAGCAATATCAGCTAAGTCCATCTCTATAGTTTCTACTTTTATATCTTTTTTCATTTATGCCTCCACCATTTATTATAATCTTTTTCACACAAGGTCATTCTAGTAGTACATACCTCAGTCTTATTTCGGTATTGGGTATAAATTAAGTAGTTAAAAGCTACCATCTCTAAATCTAAATCATTTTTCTTTAGCCTATCAGTAAATTTCTCTAAGAACTCCATCACTATCTCTCTTTTACCACCAAATACACCACAATTATAGGCTAATTCATCAGGGTACATAGTCTTTAGAAACATAGTTTCAACCTCACCATTCTTAGCCCCTACTCCAAAGTGTTGTGGTATCCCTACTCCATATCTAACACCACCTAAGAACCAGTAGAAGTTCACATTCCTATCAAACTCAGGGAAGAAGGCATCATATCCAGTATAAATCTTACCCTCTTCAGGCTTAGGGTCTCCTAGCATCTCGGTATCACTACTATCTACAATCCATATCTCATCATACTCAGGGTGTTTTTTAAGCCATTCATAACAAGCAATAAACTTATGGACATATAAGCTCATACCATCAGGTCTAGCTAGGTCTCCAGAGAGTTCTGCTACCTTCCAGCTATTATCCGTAGGGTATAGCTCATTAGCTAGGGTTACAAAATCATATCCCCTACCCTTTACACTTTTATAAAGAGTACCAAAATCAGAGACATCACATTTCTTAAACCTCTTGTGATGCCATTTATCCATCATTCCAGTATAGTAGTAGGTCAAAACTACTTTATTATTCACGGCTGTAGCCTCCTTATAAAGTTAATTGTTAAGCTTACCTATATTATATCACAAAAAAGAGCTATTATGCTCTTTGTTTCAAATATTCAATATCTTTGGCCATTCCTGTCATGCTAGTAGCAACTTCACCAAACTTTTTGCCGTATTCGTTATGCTCATCTACCTTTTTCTCTAAACGGCATATCTTTTCATCAATGTTGTCTAATCTATCTGCTTGTCTCTGTTCTCTCTGAGCATCTTTAATCTCTCTCTCGTAGTTTCCCTTTTGGACAGCAAAATAAGCTCCCACCACCCCAGCTCCTGCAGTTATAATAGTTCCTAATAGTTGTAATATCGCTGTTATCATATTTATATTATAACGCAAGCTTTTTAAAAATGCTACCAAAAAACCACCCCTCGTAGTTATAATAGGTGGTTTCTTGGCATATAAGCTCTCAACTTATTTTAAGGAGGATATACATACACTTATATCCTAAGGTCATATCCATAGTAGGCTTTTCTAGGTGTATCTAATTACCCACATCTCTATATTAGCATACCATAAGCTAAAAGTCAATAGGTTTTCGCATAAGCTTTTTTTGGTTTATTAGCTCATACATCTCCATCACTCTATTTTCAGCTTCTTCAGCACCATAGCATATAAACTTAGTTATGCCAGACATCTCATATATCTTCCCCCATTTTTTCTGGTTAGCAGATACGGTAGATAGTCTCTTTTCAGCTCTCTTCATCTCAATTTTAATTAGCTCATAGCCTCCTACCTCACCATCTAAATCTAGCACAGGGATATAAACATCATAATCCCAGTATCCAGAGCTTACCCCCATCTTCTGTAGTTTCTTAGCTCTAATAACGGCATCTATTTTACTGCTCCTGCTCTCATTAGGGATATGAGTATGAGGTATATCAAACTGCTTCAGCCAGTTATGAAAGAACTCGCACTCAATATCCTCAATGGGGCATTCCACCTTAGCCATCACACTCCTCCACCACTATATTAAAAGATTTTGCATCATACCAAAATCTGTTCATATTATTTCGTATAGCCCGTAAAGCCTCGACTTCATCATTTCCACTAACTACTAATTCTATCTTAATCTTTTTCATTATCCCTCCTTAGTCTTTCATCACATTATAAATAAATACCAGCAGGGATATAAAAGCTACCACAATAGCCCAAGTCAAACTCAACTCAAAAGTTATATTTCCTTCACACATTACTTACCCCACCTTTTAGCCGCAGCTTTTTTAGATATTTCTCTTCGTTTAATGTCGTCCATCTTAGCAAAGCCTTTAGGGACTTTAGCTAGACCACCTCTCCTACCAGCCTCCTTAAAGCTTACCTTCACCTTCTGGGCAGGAGTTTCAATATAATCAACTTTTATCTTCATCAGCATTCTCCTTTTTAATCTTATCTAATAATTCTCTAATACCTTTAATACCATTCTCACAGTTATTCACTCCAGAGCCATAGTATTTAGGGTCGCAGGTGTTGTACTTTTTACTCATAACCAAGCTCCTTCCTAACTCTCTTCCAGCTTTTATACCTTCTATCAGTAGCAGAAGCAGATGGGGTTATCAGCCCCTCAGCTACCAGCTTTTGCCTAGTTCTACGAATAGTCTCAGGGCTAGGCATATTCCTAAGGTTGGTTAGGAGGGGGGCATTACGCTCCCACCCACTCATATCCCAGACTATAGCTAAAAGCAACGTATCATCATCTGCCACTCTTTTATCCTTAGCATAAGCTCTCCTAATTATCATTCTCATATTATTTGAGTTAATACTTCCAGCACCCATTTTTATTCTCCTACATTCATCATTACGTTTTCTTCTATCCAATTATGAGCCTCTTCAAAACTAGAGACCTCACAGGACTTTGTAAAACCAGACTCTTCAAATGCTCGATAAGCATCAGCATCATCTCCATAAAAGCAATAGTTAATTCCCCCATAACTCCTACGGAACAAAGCCCAAGCTATAATCTTGCTCCCTTTCATCTTTACTCCCCATTCGGTAGGGAAGTAGTATGCAGTAATGCTTAATGATTTTCTATTCTTTGGCATAGTCCCTTTTCTCCTTTCTCGTTATTGGTTATGCTTACTCTTCCATTGTATCACTAGGCTTATGGCTTGTCAATAGGGCATTTTTTACTGAAGGCGGTAGTCCATCTATATCAAAGCTAGTAATCACAAACACTTTGTTAATTTTATTCTTACTAGTAGGCTCAAAAGCACACAACCCATCTTCTGCAAGCTCTCCAGCTACTGCATCAGGATGAAGCATTATAAACTTCCCTAGTTTTTCAACTGCATCTCTCATACAAGATTTTTTCGCATTTTCTATCATAGCTACTTCTGTCATAGTTTCTGGCTCATACTTCTTACTCATTTTTCTCTCCTTATCTCTATATCTCCTACTTTTACTGCAAAATTGTCTACGTCCATCATAATATAGCCTCTAGCTCCTTCTACCGCTCTTTCGAAATTGATAACAGTATCAGCATTTTTAAAGTTTAGCTCTGCTTTCATTCTTCACCTCCTTAAAACCCAGCCAGTTTATCCAGCTCTTTTACATCATCATCTAGCATAGCTAGGTAGGCATTCTCAAAAGCCTCAATCTCTCGGAGTTGGCCTTCTACATCAGTCCTATTCACAGGGAATACCTGTAACTCCAGCCCTGGGATAAGGTCAGTTCCCACTACCCAGTATAAGGTCTCTAGGTCAGGGTTAATCATAAAGTATTTCACTACCTGAGGCATATATTCAGCAGGTATCTTCTTAGTTTTCCAAATCTCCAGCACTTCAGGGCTATAGAAGGCTTTAATCTCCACAGCCTCACGGACTTTGCCATCTTTATCAGTGATAGTCCTATCAGGGCTAATATAGGAGTTCGGGTTATCATCAGACACCCACACCACACTTTCATCATCTAGTTTCTTATTATAGGCTTTAGCAAAGTTCTCGGCAATCTCAGGCTCAAGGATATGCCCTCTAGCCATAGCACTATAAGGCTCTCCATTCAATCTATCAGCATAGTCATTCGGGGTTAAAGGTCTAGCCACCTTCTCAGCTAGCATCTCATAGTATTTTTTCTTAGGGTTTTTCTTAAGTTTAAGCTCAGCAACTTCAATAGGGTCAAGCATCTCCAAGATGTCGCTAAGCAAAGTTCCCCTCTCTACTACAAAGTTAGGGTCTCTTTCTTTAATCTTAGAGATAATATCTTCCTTCATGGGAGCTTTAGCTATCCAGAGGTCTTTAAGCTCAGAGCCACCAGATTTTCCTTTTCTAAACTCGTCCCACTCTTCACTATTCTGTTGTAACTTTAACACCTTCATATTATTCCTCCTCTAAAGCTACCTTCATAGCCTCTTTTAATTTGATAATATCTTCTTCCTTCTGCATATCTTTAGGCATCTTATTCCAAATCTTTCTAAGGTCATCTAGGGTTTTAGCCTCTCCAAGCTCCTTCTTCCAATCCACTTCTTCAGGAGCATATAGGTTAGTGTAAGCCACAGCATCTTTTCTATTTAGGTCTCTACCAAAGAGCTTCCCCAAGTGTTCTGCAGCATCTTTAATAGCAAAGCTCTTTGCAGCAGGTGCTCCAGTAGCCACAGCATCACTTTTAATATGGGATAGGTCTGAAGCACTAAAACCTTTATCAGTTTTCAACGGAACAGCCCCAACACCATCATGGTAGCTCCATTCCTTAGTGATAGGGTTTAAGTAGTGTAGCCTAACTGTACAGCATATACTCTGAGCTAGTTGGCTAATACTTAAAATCTCTACCCTCCACTGCTGGAATATCATATCCAGCATAGTTTCTACCTTGTCAATAGGGAGATAGACCACACCAGAAGCGAATGGGTGGTTCTTAATCCAAGCCTTATTAGGGTTCTGGTTAAGAACACTCTTCAGCTCACCCATCTTCTCAAAGTTTACAGGGCTATTACCACCAGTATCCACTAGTTTTACTAAATCTTTACTCGTTGCCATTTTCTTTCTCCTCTCTCCATTCCTCCCAAGTAGGGTTAATAAAGTTGCCTAATTCTTCTTGCGTGTCTATAAAGTCATTATACTCAGTCCAGTCATCTTCAAGTTCTCCAGCAATCTCTAATAGGTCATTAAACTCACTTTCTTTACCAAGTAGCCACCTAGCATCTTCTACATTATTTCTAATATCATACCCAGCATTCTCTAGGACATCTAATAAACTAACACTCATCTTAGTAATCTCCTTTCAAGCCTTCGTTTCTAGCTTCCTCCCAGTCCCTAGCATTATCATCTCTCTTATAAATCTCATCTATAATATCATCTTCAAGCTTAGCAATAAGTCTCTTAGCCATCTCTTCATATCCATCAAACTCAGCATCTTGGCAGTAGTCATAAATTAGGTCGGCTACATATTCTACAAGAGCATCAGAGTAGATGTCATCTACCTTCTTATATTCCTGTTCTACATTATAATGGTAGTCTAGTATCTCATTTTTAAGGTCTAGAGCTTTGATAAGTATTTCCTCATCACTTATATTATCAATAGCTTTTGGTATCCTCACAGGCACTTTCTCTACCCCTTTGGATAAGTCTTTTACTTTGATTTTCATAGGTTATCCTTTCTCGTTTATTTCCTATACCTCTATTCTATCATAGGCTTATGGCATTGTCAACACTTTTTTTCATACTTTTTATAGCATTTTCCATAAAAAAGATAGCCCGAACTGCGAGGAAAGGGCTATCTTTTACTTAAGTATAAATTTTTGTTTTAAGCAGAGATAATATACTAAGTATATCGTTGAGAAATCTCTGCCCTCAGAGTTTGGGAGGTAAATGCGTCTAGGCTAAGGTCTCTAATAACCTAGACTACCTAATTGTAGCAAGGTGCTATAGACTTGAGCCTATCCATAATTATTATATCATCTAGAGTTCCACTTGTAAAATGCTTGTTCATATTCATCATCAGAATTATAGTCATCTCTCTTCGGCCTTATCTTCATAGAGCTAACATCAACTATAGGCTCATTCGGTTTAGCACTAGATGAAGGCTTTAGGCTCTCCAGCTCTGGTTCCGACACAGATGTCCTAACCACCTCCCAATGCAAAGTATATTCCACCCTACCATCTTTTAGTTTCTTAGCAGTTATATATCCAGCCCCAGAAAGTTCTTTAAGCCCAGCCAATATAGCTTTTCGCTCTTCCTTAGTTTCTTCTGCTATTCTATCAGCACTAAAATGCCAACCGTAAGGCTTAGCAGACATATAAGCCCATATACCCTTGGCCTTAAAGCTTATCTCAGGATTATACAGCAGGTTATTCGGCACCTGAGTAAAAGGTACTACCTGCTTGATAAAATTTGAGTTCTCGTTCTTCATTTTACCTCACTTGTTAAGTTTATAGCCTTGATTATACCATAAGCCGATTAAGTGTCAAGACATTTTCTTTTAAGAGCCGAAAGCCACTCAGAAGGCTTTCGTGCTCTTTTTTTATTTCTTTATTTATTATCCTCTTTATTATTTATGAGTCCCGTTTTGGCACTGAGGCTTTTTGGCACAGTCCCATTTTGGGACTTTGGGTTGGTCGTTTTCCACAACTTTTTCCACATTTTACAAAATTTGTTCAATGGGTTATAATGGAGTAGAGGCTAGAACTCCTTTCTCGTTCTTGGAACTAGCCTCTTTTTTGTTAGTGTGTTATAATAGGCTTATAAGTAATAATAAGCGAGAAAGGAATAGTATGCTTTTATCAAATATAGAACTTAAACCAGAAAAAATCTTAATTCAACCTACTCAAGAGGCATCTTCATCATTCTCCACGGAGACCAAGAAGTATGACCGTAAAGCAGTCGGGGTAATTCAGGGAATACCAAAAAATGGCAGATTATCAGGATACGACTATAAGGTAGGAGATAAAATAATCTTTGATGACAGCGATAGTATAGACTTTACTATAGACGGAGTAGCACTCTCCATAGTAGATGAGTATGATATAGTAGCTAAAATTAAAGGAGATGAATAATGGGCAAACCAACTCTAAATCGCAAGTGCATCACAGGAGAGGAGCTAGACAAAGGTATTGCTCGTGGTATTGAGACCCTTTACAAAGTAGCCAAGACAGCTTACGGTTGTAGGGGTGGTAATGTGATGATAGAACACCGAGCCACAGCTCCTACAATTAGCCATGATGGTGTATCTAACCTAGAGGAGCTAGAAGTAGGAGATGCTATTCAGGATATGGCCATCAAAGTAGTAAAGCAGTCCTCCAGAAGGACTAACGAGACAGCAGGAGATGGAACAACGCTATCAGCCATCTTGTCTTATTACCTATACCAGTGGGCTAAAAAGCAGATTGATGATGGAGCAAGCAGAGTAGAAGTAGCCAAACAGATAGAAGATAACGTGCCTATAATTTTAGGAGAGATAGAAAAGTTTACTACAAAAAAACTCACCCCAGAGCTACTAAAGGGAGCTTGTATTATCTCGGCAGGAGATGAGGGCTTAGGAGAGTTAATCTATGATGTAGTCTCAGAAGTAGGAGAGTTCGGAGGCATAAATGTATCTTATGTAGGCTCACTTGGAGTATCTACCAATATAGTCAAGGGTATGTATATCCCATCAGGATACGAAGATGCCAAACTCATCAACGACCTAGATGGTAACCGTTCAGTCCTAGAGAATACTCCAGTTATAATCATCAGCTCTACTATTACTCGCCAAGATGAGATTATCCCTCTCCTAGAAAATATCAGAACTCATAACTACCAAAAAGCAGTATTCTTCGCAGACATAGCTGGAGATGCCCTAAGGGTATTAGAGCTAAACCGTAACTTTGATGCCTGTGTAGTAAAGCCCCAAAGCAACAGCTACGAGGTTCTTCTAAAAGATGTAGCACTCTACACAGGGGGTAAGGTCTATTCAGGCAATCCAACAGAATATAAGCTCCAAGAGTTCGCAGGTATGGCAGATAGTATCACCATCACTCAGCGAGAGACTACTATTTTAGGTGGAAAAGGAGACCCTAAAGAAATAGATAAGGTGGTTAAAGACCTCAAAGATAAACTAAATAAGGCAGAGCCACAGGACAGAGCCTTCCTAGAGGCTCGTATAGCTCGCCTAACAGCCAATGTAGCCACGATTTATGTAGGAGGGGCATCAGCAGTAGAAAGAGGCGAGGTAAAGCTCCGTGTAGATGATGCAGTCTGTGCCGCTAAATCAGCCCTAGCAGGAGGAGTAGTCCCTGGTGGTGGAGTATGTTTACGAGATATTGGAAATAGACTAAGCATACCTTATCTATGGGAACCTTACAAAGACCTACTTGAAAACTCAGGCTTGCAAGACGATAATTTCGCAGAGGGAGTAGGATATAACTTAAAGACGGGCGAGGCTGGCGATATGCTAGAACAGCACATCATAGACCCAGCTATAGTAATCAGGGAGGCAGTAATCAACAGCCATTCCGTTATCGCTAAACTAATAACTACCCAGATGGCTCTGGCATACGAGGATAGAGAATGGACATTCTAATTTTTATCATTATCATAATAATTTTATTATTGGGAATATCTAACTTTTCTCTACTTATGCACATAATATCTAACCTGCCTACAGAAAATACAGTAGTTCAGGAAGAGGCTAAAGTTACAGACCCATTCCAAAAGCCTAAAGAGATATACTCCAGCACTAGCCATATAGTAGTACCAAAGACACCTACAGAGATACGCAATCAAAACTTCAAGAAGATAAAAGATGGAGTGGAATACGGGGATATAAGGAGAGATTAAATGGGAATACTCTTAAATGGTAAATACTACAAGAACCCTAAAGATGCACCATTAAGCACAAGTGCAGTAGTAGGTCAACAGCTCCAGTCATATCATCTAGAAAGCCAAGCCAAAAAGCACGACATGGACTTAATCCAGCCTTACTTATCAGATGGTAGCCCTAACCCAGACTTCATTAAGTATTATCCAAAAGAGGCTAAAGAATACGGAATGGAGGTGTAATATGAGGTGGATATGGTCGCTAATACTGATAATGATTATATCTTACGCAATATCAAATAATAATGGGGGAGAAGGGACATACTAATGTCTAAAAAATATCATCTAGACCTAAATGAAGTAGCTTTTCTGCACTGCCTAAACGGAGCCTTTGCAGGTCTCTATACAATGTTAGAAGTAGCTAAATCAGGAGGCAAAAAAATCTCCAAGAAGAGGCTCTTAGAGGCTATTCAGGAGACAATAGCTCAAACCAATACGGCCATATCTTCAGAATACATCAGAGGCGAGCTAATCAAGAAGGGAGTTCTCGAAAACGGGGACGACACAGGACTTTGTATCTTCGACCCTTCCGTAGACAATGAAGACGCAGAAACCGAAGTCTTTACTAATGAAGAGTTAAAAGACATTCGGTTAGAAAAGCAAGAACCTACATGGAAGAACGCAGTAAAAGGTAAATAACAAAAATGGCATATGTTAAATCTTCATATGCCATAATGTTATATCTTATTACAGATACTGTAGATATTTCCCAGAGGTAAATACGCTCCAAGCGTTATATCCTTGTCCAGCCCAGATTATATGAGCACACTCATAATAGTCTCCAGTCTCACACCACTCTCGGCCTGGGAGGATACGGACTTGTAAAGCTCCGACAGAATATCCATAAGTGCGACCATTCCGTTCATAAGTTAAGTTCGTATCCCCTACAGCATCAGCTCTACAATGGCTTTCAGCTTGAGATATTGCTACCATAGTGTTAATGTCCCAGTCCGTCCATCTAGACAACTCAGAGCGGACTATATCGCAAGGCTCCACCGGCTGGACAGGCTCAGTAGAGCCAATTATTTTCCCTCTTCAGTCTCTTCTACTTTGTCAACAACCTTTTCGCTAACCGCATCTCCAACTTGTATCTGGACTACATTATTAGGAATAGAAGTCTTAGTCCAAGTCATTCCACAAACAGCACCAGCTCCAAAGGACAAAGCCATAGCAATTAGGGTTAAAATCAAGGCAGTCTTTCTACACTCCTTCACCTTAGTCCTAACCACATAGTCAGCTAGACCTACGGGGTCAGATTGGATAATCTTCATATCCTCTTCAGTTAATAATTTATATTGTTTTTTATCATTTCTTGTCATAATACTCCTTTCTCGTTTTCTTTAAGTTATGACATTATGAGTATAGCATACCATAAGCCTTTTGTCAATAGTTTTCACCAAAAAAGCCTCCGAAGAGGCTAATTTGGTTTCTAGGTGAATTGCTAGACTGATGCAGGAGCAGTAGCATTAAGAGCTACAAATCCATACTTACCAGAAGCGATAGCACATACAGGGTCAACCTTGATGTCATCAGAGCTTGCAGCACCACCAGCTAACGCATAAGGATAGCCGATAAATGCAGTGACTGTGTCAGTAGCTTTGATGCCTGGGACACAAGCAAAAGTTCCATCACCATCAGTGATAGGATAAGCAACACCACCAGCAACTACAGCATTACCTACTAAATCTTTAGCAGTAGCACCAGAAGGAGTGGAGCTAGCAATAACTACACCACCATCTTTAGTAGCAGAAGTCGTGATAGCCGTGTAACCAACTACCTTTACTTGAGCAGTAGCATCAATATCAGCGGTAGCTTTGATATAGATATAGTCACGACCATTCTTATCAGTTACTTTGTAGCCAAGTGGGTAGCGTGGAGCATCATCAACTTGTGTTAATGGACCTTCAGCTAACACATTGTCATCAATCGTATAAGCCATATTATTCCTTTCTTCCTTTTTAGTTAATTTTAATAGCTAGCAGTTGTAATACCAGTAATTTTACCTTGACGGCGAGGAGCACGGCAGATATAGTTACCCATTACAATCAAAGCACCAATTTCACCGAATTGGTTAATCGGAGCCATAAAGTCCTTAAGTTGCAAGAATGAAGGTTGTTTAATATCTTCATCTGGACCTTCAGTTTTTTCAGGAACAGAAGAGACTTGCTTAAGGTCTTTAGAGATAAGTCGGCGGAACTCAAGATAGCGTTCATTCAACCAGAAGAACACACCAGAAGTACATTTGTCATCAGCAACTACTGGGCGACCACGGAAGGAGATAGCATTAAAGCCTGCAGCTCCTTTAAGTTCTGCAGCAGGGATAGAAGTACCCATAGGAGTTTTGCCAGAGACTTTATTGTAACCTGCAATAGAAGTGGTTTCATAGTTAGCATGGATTTTAGTACCGAGGATTTTTTCAAACAAATCCCAAACAGCTTGAGTCGTAAGACCCATAGTTGGAGCTTCATTTGCAGCACCTGCAGCACTTACAGCACTAAACTCAGCACCTACTAGGTCAAGAGTTAAAGCACCCATACTTGCAGCAGTAACATCAGCAGAGTTACCAGCAACGGTACGAGCTAAGCCACCATAGTTAGAGGTAGCAGTACCATCATCAACGATAAGACCAAGACCTTCAATATCTTTGCCGTTACCCATTCCATAAAGCAAATCACCGATAGCTTGGGTCATCGAGATTTTAGCCTCATCAAGACGGTCAGTCAAGAGAGCAATAACTTGTTTGTCAGAAGTGCCGTTTACAGCCTTCTCAATGCCTGGGATAACAACACTTTGCTCATAAGCCTTAACATACCAAGTGAGGGAGCGAGTGTTATTAGTCGTAGAGGTATCAAATTGGTCAAGACCATCAAACGAACCACCAGTAGTAGAATTGGCGATACGGATAGGTTGTTTCATATTGACACCCTTCCAGTTCTTCACATTGCTCATTACACGAGCAGTGAGAATATTGGAGTTGTTAACAGCATCTACAATGGTAGGCATAATGTCATTGTAAGTGATAGCTGTAACTCTTTCACTAAATACTGCCATAGTATTCAATTCCTTTCTTATTATTTATATAACAAAAGGCACACCCCTGGGCTAGGGTATGCCTGATACTTTAATGTTATAGCACTTATATTTATTTGTCAAGTATAGATTGCTGGACTTTAGGAGTATTCATATATTTTAGGTCAATAGTCCCCATACCATATTCATCTAAGCCAGCCTCAGGCTTAGCAGGGAGGTATTGCTGGACCTTTTTTACGGCATTTTTAGCCCATTCATCAGCATAAGAATAAGCATCAGACTTATTAGCAGGGTCAAACAGCTTTACTCTAGGCATCTTACCAGCCTTCCGATATGCAGCTAACCTATGATGCCCATCATAAATATCTATGAGCCCATCATTATTCTTAAATCCAGCTATCGGAGCTATATCTTCGTTGTTTTTAATAGCCCTAACCAACCCAGCCACCTTTCTTTGGTCTATAGGCTGGTCAGCACCATAAGTAGCCCTTCCTAAAGCCCCTTCAGAGAATACACTAGGGAAGTAGTTATCATTAGTCCCCAAAAACTTCCCATCTAGCATTCCTTCAATATCTCCAGTATTATTCCAATTAGCTCTGACACTAGGAGCTAAACTACTTAAGACACTCCCAGTAGCCATCTTAGTCCCAGCTTTCGTAGCTAGGTCAGCCCCCACCTTAGTAGCCATACTAGGCACTAGACTAGAGAGAGCAGACTTAGCACCAGCTTTAGCCAGTTCTTTCCCACCAGTTTTTGCTATCTCGTTCCCGATATACTTCGCTAATTCACCAGCTAAAGCCATGTAGACCTCCTATTGCTCTCCAGCCCCAGCTATAATTTGTAGCAGTTGCTGGTATTTTACCCTTGCAGCCTCAGGGCTATCCGTAATTTGAGGCATCAACTTTCGAGCCCTCTGTTGGTCTCCCTCAGATAGCATACCAGTATCACCAAGAGCCTTAATAATAGTACCTAGTGAGCCCTCAGCACCAGTACTATAGGCATAAGCACTAGGATTATACCCACCACCAGTTATAGCATTCAAAAGCCCAGTTATATTACCTTTAATTGGACCTTGAGCCTCATAGTTGCTAATCAAACCACTAAGAACATTAAGTGCAGCTTTCTGTTTTGCAGCAATATCAGACTTACTACTATCTGTCTGTTTTTGGTAGTTACTAATTTTATCTTCTAGCATACCAAGCATATTAGCAATTAGTTTCGCCGCATCAGTATCTCCAGCTTGTAGTGCAGCTACATAGCCATTTTCAAGTGTGTTATAGTCATATCCACCGATAGTCAAGGCAGTATAAGGGTCAATTTCTTCCTCTTCCTCAGGCATCATAGTATTACCCAAGCTAGCTAGCTCTCCTACATTAGAGCTACCATTTCCACCACCACCTAGCATCATTCCACCAAGAACACCAGCACCTACTAGACCAGCAGTCTTAGCTTTACCTAGTAAGTTACCAAGAGTTCCAGTTCTTCCACCACCAACGGTCTCAAAGTTTATATTCCCCTCAGTACCAGTGCCACCAGTAGGAGGCACAGACCCACCACCCATATTGCCACCACCTGCACCATAGGCTTGTCGCTCATAAATCTTCTCCTTAATCTTGTCGGCACCAGCAGTAAATGGGTTTCTAGCACCAGTATCTACACCAAAGATGTTTAAGGTAGGTTCTTCTTTTATCTTATTCCCAGATAAGTCATTTATAGCAATCCAATCAGACTGGTCTTTCCTTAGGTCAGAGAACTTAAAGTCAGACTTTCCAGCTAATTTTCTCAAATAGGCAGGGTCTTCTCCATTCTTTGCAGCCTCTTCTAATAGAGATGTCTTATAATCAACATTTATATTATCCATAGTTTTGTCAATTATATCTCTAACAGCCTCAGCCTCTTTTTCACAAGCATTCCCAGCCATCTTAGTCAAGGCGTCTTTACTATCACTCCAGTTATAAGCATAGTCCCTAAGGGTCTTATAAATCTCTTCAGCTTGGGTAGGAGTTACAATCCCAGTTCCCCCAAGCATCTCATCTAAGCCAAGCCCCAGCTCAGCTAATTTCCTTTTTTGAGTAGCACTTAGTCCAATAGTATTGTCTATCCCAGATAGGTTCAAAGTAATACCATTAGCCTCAGCATATTGTAGACCCTGCTGTTTAATATCTTCTCTTAGAGATAGTGCAGACTGAGCTTTATCAGCTACATTAGCTTGGTCTATTTTCTCGGCTCTCATTCTCTCGGCAATAGTCTTATAGTGTCCATCTATAGAGCCAGACTTTCCTACAATCCCTTTATACTGCTTAGCACTAGCATTCATGCTCTTAGCAGTCATATCATCAAGCTTACGGACAGCTCGTTGTTGTTTAGTAGAGCCAATAGCCTCAGGAGCTACTTTAATATTAGTATCCCTCCCATCTTTAAGCTTTACATTAAAGCCTTCAGAGCCTGGTAGCTCAGTAGTAGTTCCACCACCTATATTTCCACCACCAGCTCCTCCAGCAGAGCCAATCTTCTCTTTAAGAGAGGCAATTTCATCAGATAGCATAGGGTTAGTAGTCTCAGATACAGCCTCATCTACTCCCATATCAGCAGTTGGTCTAGAGACCTTTACATTCTTCTTTCTAGTAGGTATTTCATCTACAGCAATCTTTCTAGGAGTTCCAGCAGTCTCTTGGTCTATAAGCCTCATCTGGTTAGGGTTAAGGTAATCTTCTACTTCTAAAGCTAGCCCTTCAGCCTCATTTTCTGGTAGCTCATCTTTAATAGCCTCAAGTAGGCTCTTTTTCTCATCATAAGTCAGGGACTTTCCAGTAAGCTCATAATTCTTTATATTATTAGAGTTACCTGGGTTATCAGCCACCTTGAGCTTACCATCTTTAATCATCTTAGCAATATCAGCTCTCTCTGCAGGGATAATAGTATCAGGGCTAGAGCCTATTCTATTAGCCCCTCTATTCCCTGGATAGAGGTCTCTTACTTTAGTATCAGTTAGCTCCCTCTTAGAGAACCACATATTATCAGGTTGGGAGGCAAGGTCAGTTATAATTTTATTATTTCTATTAGCTACTTCGGATAGTTCTTCAGTAGCAGTCTTAGCTAGGTCAGTATTAGCATATTTCTCAGCCAAGCTAGTAGTCTTAGGGAGGGTAGCATTCTTAAGAGCTAGACCAGAGGATTTTCCAAGAATACCATCAAGAGTAGAGCCAGAGCCTTTAGCTAATTTTCCACCTAGCAATCCAGTTAAACCACTAGTAGCAGTCTTAGTAAGGGCTTTATTCACAGCCTTCTCAGTAGCTTTAGTTATAGCACTAGTAGTAGCTTTTTCAATAGCCTTTTCAGACCCCTTCGTAAGGGCTTTCCCACCAGCTTTTATAATAGCATTAGTTATAGCCATATTTATTGTCCTCCTCTATATACATAATTATATAGCTCCTGCATCTCCTCATCTGACAACTGGCCAGAATTAGAATTATTATTATTCTTCATCAGTTGGGCTAAGAGTAAGCCCCCTCCAGCTCCAGCCAACACTTTACCTTTCTTAGTCTTAAGCAGGTTCGCAACTTTAGTTCCAGCTTTAGTATTAGCTAGGTCTCTACCCATATTAGGGATATTAGAGCCAAAGTTCTTTAGCTTTTCAGCAAAGCTTAAAGTAGGAGTAGATATGGTAGCTCCTTTTCCATTTAAGCTATCTAGTAAAGCTTGATACGCATTATTCACGGCAGTTCTTTGAGCTTGCCCTTCGGCAGTTTCATATCCAATAGTTTTAGCTATATTCTTCGTGGCTTGTTTCCTAGCAGAGTTTAGGCTCTCAGCAGTCATATTATCACCAGTTACCCCTAAAGTTTTCATATAATCTTGTAACTTAGGGTCAGTAATATTCCCACCACCAGTATAGGATATAATATCAGTAGATTTACTCGGAGCAGGTTGGGAGTATTTATTCCAAGCCTTCCCTAAGCCATAGCCTAAGCCAGCAATTCCGCCACCTACACCAGCTCCAATTCCAGTATTCAAAGCGAGTTGGCCTAAGTCAAAGTTTTTAGCCCCCATCTCATTTAGCCCACCAGTCAAACCATATCCAGCACCTAGCAAAGCACCTTTTCCAATAGTTTTTCCTAAGGTTTTAGCACCAGCAGTAGCTCCAGAGGCAGTCCCTAAAGTAGCAATATCTAGCCCAGTTTCACCTAAAGCACCTAAATCAGACAGCCAGTCTCTCTTCCCACTCTGCCACTTAGATAAACCACCTTCAGCTAAATCTTTACCAGCAGACACCACTTGCGTAGGGGCAGATAGCAAGTCTCCAATTATAGGCACACCAGAGAAGAGACCTTTGCCAGCCTCAAGCTGAGCTAGTCTCCATTTGTTATATTCAGAACCAGCATTTCTTAAGTCCCCCATAGAACTATTACCAAAATATCCAGCATTACCATAGGCATCAGTCTCATCAGTTATTCCTCTATTCTTCAAGAAGTCCCCCTTGCTCCAACCACCACCAGATAAGCCAGTACCAAGCCAGTTCAAGAAGTTTCCACCAAAAGAGTAGTTTTTATCATAATCATCTTCCAGCATCTTCTTATAGTTCTGGTAGTTCTTAGAGTTCTCTGAGTTAGAAAAGGCTAGGAACTCATTATCGTCCCAGAGTGATTTTCCTAGTCCTTCCATAGTTCCAGCCATATTTTACCTCCCTATATACTTTAGATAATCTTGATATACAGAACCATCATAGATATTCTGTAAGGCATTGTAATCATTATTCCTCAAAGCATTTTGGTAATTATTAGCTAATCTCTGAGCCCATACTTTATTCTCTCCATAGCTAGCATCAGTCGGATAGTTCTTCAGGTTCTCTTCACTATTCACATAGTCTAAGAAGGAAGGAGTTTTATTGGCTTGTTGCTGTTGTAGATATTGCTGCAATCTCAGTCCAGCATCTGCAGCATATTTTTGTGCGGCTATACTAGCGTTATTTCTAGCAGTCTCTTGCTCTTGAGCATATCTGGAAGTTTCAGCTTGTAAGTTCTGAGCCCAAGCCTCAATCTCTTGTTGCATATGTCGGTATTCATCTTCATACATATCACCATAGATTTGTCTCATCAAGGCTCTCTCTTGTACTACTTGGTCGTAAAGCTTATTAGCCATATCCATATTAGTCTGGAGGCTAGTCATAGCCTGAGCTACTTTAGCTTGCTCTTGGCTCATATTCTGTCCAGCGAGGTTCTGGGCAGATGCCAAAGCAGTCTGATACATATTCTGGTCTCCAGCATTCTGTCTAGTCCAGTAGTCAAGGGTATTCTGGTATTTAGCCATTTGGTTTCCAAGTGCAGCATTCCGTTGGTTAGCATTAAGTACAACATTAGACCCAGCATTTATAGAGCTAGGGAGGTTATTCATAGCAGTATTAGTAGCATTCACACTAGCTAAGCTTTTCTGGTATTGAGCTCTAGCATCATCTACGCCCTCTTCACCTTTAGCTTGTCTATATAAATCAGAGTAGTTTTGCTGTCCTTTATAAGCCTCATCATAAGCATTCTGGAGTTCATCAAGCTTTCCATATTGGGTATTATATCTGCCTTCCTGCTCAGCTATTTTACCTTGTTGCTCATTTATCTGGTCTATAAAGTTATGCCCACTCTCGGCTGGACCATTAGCTGTCCAGTCGCTCACAGGTTTGGAACCAAAGTATGTAGTAGCCATAAATTATCCTTTCTTTTCCACGACTGGAAGTCTTTGTGGTTTCTTAGTTATTATTATATCGCATTTTCATAAAAAATCCAATTATCTACTCAGAGCATAAGCCAACCTCCCCAAAATACCACCAGCATTCACTACAGCTTGGGTTTGTTTAGCTTGCTGGACCTTAAAATGGCTATTCACTAAGGTATTAGCAAGTTTTTCCTGGCTCTTTTGTTTATCATAAGCATTTTGTGCCTCTATATCTGCTCTTCTCTTTTGACGTTCGGCCTCTCTCATAGTTATCTCAGTATTCAAAGCCTGGACATATCTATCAAGTGCAGCATTCAAATTATTAAACCATACAGCATATTCATTCTGATATTGCTGGTTTTGCCAAGTTCTATATCTTCTCTCCCATTCAGCTACTTCTAGTTTGCCTTCAGTTAGGTTCTTCTCAGCCTGTGTATATTTATTCATAGCATTCACAAAGGCATTATTATAACCCTCAAGCTTACTCTGTTGTCCAGCAATCTCAGCCTTAGCATAAGTAGCTTGCTCTTCTCTAGCCTTCTTCCAGACCTCCTCATAAGCAGAACTTCTAGCTAGTAGGTTATTTCTATAGCTCATATACTTATCAGATAAAGCATTGTATCTAGTCTCCCTCTGGCTCTGAGTTAAAACTCGGTTAGAGCTAGAGTTTATAGAGCTAGGAAGAGCAGAAAGAGTACTCTCGGCCAAAGCTAAAGCCTTTTTACTCTTCTCGTAGTTCTCCTGATGCTCTTCAATCCCAAATTCACTCTTAGACTGGGTATAAACTTCATCATAAGAACTCATAGTTCCCTTAAAAGCATTATACTCATCTTGTTTCTGTCCAGTAGCACTCCAAGACTTATCCTTTTCGGCTACTAAGTTATCTATATTAGCCCTAGCCTCATTTATCTTCTGTACAAAGTCTTTATTATAAAAACTCTCAGGCTTAGGAGGCTGGTTATTCATATAGTAGTTATATTGGCTATTCCAGTAGGCACTATTCATATCAAATCCTCCAATCTATACGGGGCTAAATATATAGTGCAGTCTATACTGGTCCCAGCATAAGAAGTCGCCCCCTTAATCCTATCATCAACAGAGTGGGTATAATTGTATTGAGGATAGCTCGCATTATAATAGGAGCTATAAAACTTAAGCCAAAAATCCAGCCAGTAAACATTACGATATATTTTTACATATTTATCATCAATTTCTACTACATAAGGAACGCTACCATCTCCAAGATACTCACTAGCTACCGTATAATCACGCTTAATCACATCTAAACAACTATCAGGCACTATTATATCTCCCCTAACTCCACCATATTCACTCGTATCCTGTATCCCAAAGAAGTATTTACCGAGAGCTAATTCAGTAGGACTATATGCAGTGCTAACATAAGATGCCTTCATCTGTCTTTTTACATCAGGAAGAATAGGGATAGATTGGGTAGCCAAGCCATCAAGAGTAAAGTTTCCCCCATAAGAGCTTGTATTCCCAGTGATAACCTCAGTTTGAGTTATCGTGCATTTTACATTCACCACTAAATCTCCAGAAAATACAGCATACCCCATAGGTCTAAAGTTATATCCGTGTTCAAATTGGTGTATCAGTTGCTTTTCGTGCCATCTCTTCTCGGTAGAGGCATAATACTCTCCAGCAGGTATAACTGGAGTAGCAGTCCCAGTCTTATAAGAGGGAGAATAAGTGTCATTTATATGTATAGTCTTAAAAGCTCTACTTATAACAGCATATTTTGGCCCAAAAATCGGCCATTTAGAGTTAACAGTTCCCAATCTCTTTTTAGGGTTCTTTTCATCATAAGTCGCAAATCCATAATCACTCATACCACTATCTCCTCATACTCAGGGCTTACCATAGGACTTCTTATAATTACCATAGAGGCATATTTGCTACCATAAGTTCCCTGTCCTAAATCAGTAAAGGCTACTCCATCTCCAAATATACTATCAGAGGCATCACCACTATAAGGCACAGCCCTTATAATCGCTTGGTCATCTCTATAATATGGTCCATCAGTCCCAAAACCAGATAATTCATTATAATCAACACCAACATCGGAATATCCGAATGGGTTATTAAAGCCATAGTAACCTACAGCCTCATAAGGCTCTAGACAGCCCTCATAATTCTCCAACTTTTTCAAAGGAGACCAGTATAAAATACCAGCCTCGGGAGATATATATTCAAGGTTCGGACCATAGCGAACAGGAGCATTACTGGTCTTTTCGGTCTTTACAGCCTGTATCAGCTTAGAAAACATATCAGACCTCAAGCCTGGCACTCTCTTCCCGAACTTAGAACTGCCAGCTATCCCATAATCACTTAAGCTCCCCAAGAACATAGTAGCCCCTTCAGTATAAGGGTAGTCAATATCCACACTTAAATCTACGGAGGTTATAATCAAATAACCAGAGATATTACTTATATCTTCACTCATGTAGAACATAGGAGGATACCCAAGACCGTGATATATCTTCTTATAGGTTATTTTTTGCCAATACTTATTATCACTATCAATTCCACCCTCATTATAAGTCTGATACCAGATATAATTCCTACCTACAGATATTCCAGTCTGCTCATATCCAGTATTATAAGTCATTCCAGCAGGTTCAGTCTCTCTCCATTCTCTAGTAACACCACTTTCGCTATAAGTTTCATTAAGCCAAACATATCTAGTCTCAACATCTTTATTTAGGTCTATTACTTCAGCAATCTGTATAATCGGCCAGTTAGAATTAAAGACCAGTTGGTTTTGAGCACATTCATTAGCATCATATCCTGGTCTCGCAACTCTTACTCCGTAGTCGGCTCTCTTCCTAAGTCTCGGAGTATTGCAGGTTTTAAGGTCAAAAGCCATATCAACCTCCTAAAACTTTCCTTTACCATACCCCATTACCATCACTTTACGGCCATTCGCATTCACAACTTGTATTTGTCCTCTAATTCTCTGGGTTCCTCTCATCTGCCCAGTAGCCAAGTTCCCAGCATCTACTCTCTTCTGATATGAGTTAGCACTAATTTCTACATTAGGAATAGACCTAAATCCAACTTCAGGTTTCTGCACCTTCCCCTGTCCAAGAGGTCTTATAACATCAGCTACTTTATCATTATATCCATAATCAGCAGAGCTTCCCATTATAGTTTAGCCTCCTCGTTTAGCACTCTTATCTCAGCACTCACCTGTTTTATCACAGGAGTTAGCAAATCATTACCAGTAGTCCCCACAAATCCATACTGCAACTCATGGAAACGCTTATTTATCTCACAGGTGATATATCTATCACCAGCAACAGCAGTAGCTGGACCAGTTATCCATTGTCCGTTATCTATTCTATACATAGGGGTTATAGTCGTGTTTTCTGGCAACGGGTCAAAGTAAATACCAACCCTCAAAGCCATTTTCTGAAAGGCAGGGCTACCAGCATCATATTGTAAGCTCTCCCACTTATAGCTAGTAGAAGTCCCACTATCATTATCTACCACAGCCAAAGCCACTCTAGTAGTAACCACAGGGTCAGGGTTGGGGACTTCCTCAGTAGGAGTAGGATAAGTAGTAGTCTTTACTTCATAGGAGTAGAAGAGGGTATCATTAAAATTATACACACAGCCTATCCTAAATTGCTGAGTATCAGAGTTATACTGGTCTAGGGTCTGGGAGGTAGTTGCACCTGGTATTTTGTAGTTATAAGTAAAGCAGTTCGGATAGTTCTTGTCTATAGAGCCAAAAGCATATACTCCGTGTCGGATAGAGTAAGCACTGGTCTTAGAAGGGAAGGCTACCATTAGTATCTCTCTTCTAATAGTCATCATATTAGGATAGACTTCAGTAACAGATATTCTACCAGAGTATTCAGTATCAGTACCCTGTAAAGTTCTAACCTTTATTAGCTCTTTACCACCAGTATAAGCATACAAAGCCCCAGCAATTATAATATAAATTATATTCCCAAAGTTATAGATACACTTAGGAGAACCCATATTACAATCTATATAGAAGTTCGGACCCTCAGACTGTCTATCCCAGAAGTAAATCCTACCAGCTTGAAATCCCCTACTAGACCCAGCAGAGTATTTTTCAGCCCCAATCATCAGGTATTCATCAGAAGAGCCAAAGCTACAGACCTCAAAGCCATCATCAAGTCTTAACGCATCTTGGATAAATAAAGTATCATCTAAATAATTTAGAGGAGTACTCTCTTTAGTAGATACATACCTACCATTTCCAATATACAGCTTATCATACATCACCATAGGGTGTTTTTTGTTAAAGGTCTCATGGAGTACCAGACCAGTAGAAGTTATATCAGCAGTCAACCAGAGGCTACCAGCAACAGAGGACTTTACAGTGTATCCAGAGCTACTAGCTACAATATGGATATGCAGTACAGAGCCAGCCTCAATAGTATCACCAGCCCACGGAGTAGTAGTAAACTGGTTAGAGGCACTTAAGACAGCATTAGGGTTCGGCCTCACATCAAATTCGGTATATCCAGAAGTAGATACATCAGTAGCATTTTTAGCTAAACTAGAGGCAACTATATTATCATATTCATCATGGACTTCTAGCCTTACAGTCCCAGAGCCTTTAGCAGTAAAGTAAACACCAATCTTAGCTATAGGTATAACAGCAGGGAGGTACAACACCTTATCATCTTCAGTTTCACTCACGGAAGTCCCAATAGTTACATTTTCTTGGCCAGCACTTCTAGCTATATCAGGGTCAGACTGATAAAATATCTGGCCCTCATTTTGCTGTATCTGGATAGCATAGTCAATATATTCAGAGTGGTCTGCTAAGAACTCAAACG